TACCACAGGGAAGGTTGTGGGGTTCATTAAATTGGGTTCACCTATCATTAACTCAAAACCACGTAACCAGTGGCTTGGAGGGGTTCCTGATCTTACTATATTCAATAAGAGAGCCATTATGGGGTTTATTATTGTTCCTGCTCAACCATTTGGATTTAATTATCTTGGTGGTAAGTTACTTTCATTGATATGTTCTTGTCATGAAGTAAGAGAGATGCTAAATAATAAGTATAATACTGAGATGTGTTTATTTGAAACTACTTCATTGTATGGTAATATTAAAGGTACTAGTCAGTACGATGGATTAAAACCTTATATTCGTTATAGAGGTGATACAGAATCTAAGTTTCTTTTAACTCTACCAGATTCCATATATCATAATCTAAATAAATGGTTTATTGAAAGGAATGATGGTGAACAATTAATCCATAGAGGTGCATCTAGTCGAAAGCTTAAGATACAAACTAAGATGATTTCTATTATTAAGAATTCTCTTAAGGAACATCACCCAGTAAAGTATACTGAGTTTATTGAATTTATTAAGTCCAGACAGGATGTAACTACACAGAAAAGATTTTATATGTCAACTTATGGTTTCGAGAATTCTAGAGAAGTTATTTTGGGAAACACAGATACGCTTGTTAAGGCTGAGAACTACGATAGGTTCTCTCTTGATTCGATTGTGGCTTGGTGGAGAAAGAAGGCTTCTAAGAGGTACGAAAACCTCAAACAAGATGGAAGACTCAGACTGGAATTAGAAACTTGGGATATTAATAATATGGATTCTATTGATATAATACGATGACGTTAGCTAAATTTTTTACTGATCAAAAATATGCAAAAACTATTAGGATTTTAGTTTATCCTAATATTACTTTCTCTAAGAATCTTGCTAAGGATAGTTATATTCAAGTAATCACTAATATGATTACTGAATTGAATAAGGTAAGAGATGATTTATTCTTTTACTTAGTTCTCCCAGAATTTTTAGAGATGCTGGATTTTCATAATACTAGTCAGTATATTATGAAGGTTCCTACATATCCTCCTACGATGAGATCACATTTTGATGTGGAAAAGTTTAGGAAGATGTTTGGTCCTGATTTAGATATTGATTTGGTATTCTCTCATTTACCAGAACATACTCATGCAGTAAAGAATGTTATTAGTAATGTAACTCATCATGATCCAGCTTATTTTGGTTATTCTCATTGGTTTGATTTAGATGAGGTTGTTGCTTGGAGTCATCCTAGTTTTAATCAGAATATTTTAGGACTATTGGAGATGGATAGATGTTATTTAAATACACAGAGTCAGAAGAATTTAGTTTTAAATCAGGCTTCTAATGTGTTTAATAAGTCAACCATTAGTAAATTAGATGAGATACTAACTCCTCAACATCTAGGTGTAAAGGAAATTGATATAGTTGAACCTCTCCATGATACTGACAAACTAATTGTGTTTAATCATAGACCTGATACCTATAAGGACTTTAATAACTTCATGCGTGTTCTAGAGGATCTCAGGAAGGTTAGGCAGGACTTTGAAGTTTGGATACCATTGTTGGAAAGATCTACTGAGAGTTGGATAACTACAGAGAAGTTTAATAAACAAAGATATTATAAAAAATTACAAAGATGTAGAGTTGGGTTTTCGCCCAAACAAGTATATGGTGGATGGAGTGTATCTACCACAGATGGTATAATGAATGGTTGCCCATACATTATGTACGATGCTGATTACTACCATGAATTAAATCCCACTGCAGATTTCTTTTGTACAAATGATACAGCAATTCATTTATTGAATAAATATCTTGATGATGAGGATTATAGAAATACTCAATCTATAAAGTCTCAAAATTACTTGAAGGATAATCTTATCTATGAGAATGAGATTCTTAAGATGAGTAATTACATTACAGATGTTGTTAAATCTCAGAAGAGAATTAATACAGATGTAACTAAGAAGTTAATTGCCATCATAAAAGAGAGAGGACAGATAACCAAAACGGAACTGTTTTCATCGAATCTTGGTTGGGGTAGAGGTATCAAGTTTGGTCCTTATAGACGGGCCCTCTTGTCTAATCCTCATATCTATGATATCATAGATCCAATTCCTTCGTACTGTTGGAAAGAGTAACTTATGTTATCAACAATGTATAGAACTAAATTAGTGGATATTTGCTGTCGTATGCTTTCTACGGATGGTGAAGTTTCTCTGGATGAAAGAATCTGGATGAATAAATTATGTGAGCACAATGGACATGCTAGAGATCTTGCAAGTTCCATGTTATGTCCTGACTTTATTGGAGACGAACTATGACTGAAACTCAAACAAAAACTTGGGTGACTAGACTACAAGAACTTGAAGGTGACGAGTTTGTTATTCTTCCAGCATTATATGCTGAGTATTTTGTTAAACAATCATTTTGGGTATTGTATAACACTTATATAGCAATAGATCAATGGAACTTCAATAGGAAGTTACCATGATTTTTGGCAAAATGTACGCTGATTGGAAAACACGTAGGGGGTTTGACTAATGGAAAAACTATGGGATGATTCTAATTGGAGAGAAGAGTATAAACCATATGTAAATGACAAGATGAAACTTGAGTTGCTGAATAATGGTCCTACTAGTTTATCTCAATCATGGATTCTTGGTGCAATGTATGGAGACTGGAAGAAGATGAAGGGTTACAAAGACCCCGAACCACCTAATTGCCAATCTTCCATGACTGAATATTTTCAGAAAGAAAGGGAATTTCTTGTTGAAGATTATGATAAGGATCCTGATGGTGGGGTTTTTGATGATTACACCGATCCTTATGGAGGACATTAATCATGGCTGCTGATCTTTATGCAGATATGGATCGACTTAATTCTTTATATGAGGAATTGATGTGGGAACATGATGATGAGTTACAATTTACTATAGTAGGAAATAAGATAGTTATAACTAATCTTGATCAGGAAGATTAATATTACTTTTTATAAATATCCGTAAAACACAAAGGAGACAAAATGGAAGATCTAATAAAAGACGCATTACCTAAAGAGGTAATTGAAGTTCCTGCTATACAGGAATTCATAGAACCAGAACCAACTGGATTGACATGGACACAAGGCATTGGTATAGTGGTGGTTGTCGCCGTTGCTGCTCTCATTGCTAAAAAAGTGAGGGGATGTAAGAAGAGCTAATGACCGAATTGAAAGATTGGTTGAACTCAATCAATTCTAATAAGGATAATCTTATTGATAACTGCATTGCAGAAGAGAAGGATTATCCTCCTTATATTATTAACAAATGTCTATCAGGTTTTAGAGATACAGTTTTCATTGCTAATGAAATGAATATCAATTCTCATCTTTCCAACAAGTTTCAGTATGATTTTTTTATAAATATTGTGAGACCAAGGAAGCGATTCACACCTTGGGTTAGGAAGGAGAAGATTGAGACTCTGGAACTTGTTAAACAATACTATGGTTATAGTAATGAGAAAGCCAAGAGTGCTCTGAAAATTCTAACTAATAAACAAATTGAATTTATTAAACAAAGAATGAACACTGGAGGAAAACAATGAGTGACGATCTAGAGTATAATTGGTCTCCAGACCATATGGTTGAAGTGACTTTGAAAGAACCAGATGATTTTCTCAAAGTGAGAGAGACACTAACTAGAATTGGTGTAGCATCTCGTAAAGAGAAAAAGATCTATCAATCTTGTCACATTCTACATAAACAAGGTAAGTATTACATAGTTCATTTTAAAGAGCTCTTTGCACTTGATGGTAAGAGAGCTAATTTGTTTAATAACGACGTTCAACGTCGTAATCGTATCGCTCAACTTCTTAGTGATTGGGGATTGGTAAATATTGTATCTTCTGCATTAGTAGAAGACTGTGCTCCTCTCAGTCAGATCAAGGTATTATCTTACAAAGACAAGTCTGAATGGACTTTAGAGAGTAAGTATAATATTGGTAAGAAGAAAGTTGTAGCATAAATAATTAATAAATTTAAGTAATCGCTATGTTAATTAAAGTTTTAGCCGCTGAGGGTAGTCTCTCTAGTGCTTCCAATGTTGATAAAGCTACTGTGGTAAGGCTTTTTAATACCCATAGTGCAGCTATTGTTATAACAAGAAAGAATGCTGGTGGTACTACCATCGGTAGTTTTACATCAGATAATGGAAAAGTTGTTTATATAGAAAAGGATCCAACGGACACCCTTACTGCAGCATCAAATGGTGCTACTATTAAGGTTGTTAAGATTGCTTACAATCAAGCATCTTGATTTGACGATCTACTTGACTAAATAGTTCAAATGTGTTAGTATTAACACATCGTTCATCTCATCATTGAGACGCAAGTAAGCCGACTCGGAACGGATACGTTCATCCCATGATCCCATTTATTATTGCCACTGCTTTTTCCTGTGAGGACGCTAGTAATCTCATCTCTAAGATGCAGACCTATAGAACCTCGGAGGAACATAGAATCGAAATGATTCAGATTGTTAAAGACAGTGCTCGTGGATGTGATTGGGACGCAAAAGCCGACTAAAGGAACGGATTAAAAACCCAACTACTTTAGGAGTAATCCAATGGCACAAGTCACATACAGAGGTGTTACATATAACACCGAGAATCGTCCTAACCAGACAGTAAAACTAGCAGAACATGAAGAAATTTACCGTGGTGTAAAATTCCTTGTTGATGCTGAAGGTCACAAACGTGTTCTTCTTGCTGCTTGATCAGACGTATATATGAATGATTTTAGAGGGGTTTTTTAACCCCTCTTTTTTTATAAATACCCTATAAAGATTATGGATAAAAAGAATCTTAAGAAGCTCTTAACGGAGTTAAAGACAGTGATTGTCCTTATTGAGTCAGAAGTCTATTCTGATCCTGCTTCTTATACAACTCCTGTAGGAGCATTGCCCGATGGTTGTTATAGTATAGATGACGATGACGGTTATCCCGACTAGAAGTTAGTGTATTCCACACTGACTTTTTTTAGCGATTATGGTTAAATAGTAGTGTCGCCGTAAGGGACATCAAAACATAAACTCGCTTAGTAAAGGAGCTACTATCATGGGAAACCTAACACGCTATCGTGCTGCAGATCTTCCAGAATTAATGGAAAAGATCACAAGAAACAGCATAGGAATGGATGATTATTTCAATAGTTTTTGGAATATACCATCAACTTCGAACTATCCACCTTACAATTTGGTACACGTAAATAATCATGAATCGAGACTCGAAATCGCCCTTGCGGGATTTAAGAAAGATGAAGTTAAGGTCTATACGGAGTTTGGAAAATTATATGTCGAAGGCGTCAAGGAAGACAAGGAGACAGATGGAGAATTTGTCCACAAAGGATTGGCCCAGCGGTCTTTCAATAGGGTCTGGACAATCTCAGATGATACCGAGATACGAAATGTCGGATTTGAAGATGGATTACTCACCGTGGAACTAGGAAAGATAGTTCCAGATCATCACTCTCGTAAAGATTTTCTGTGATGACGAGTAATGTGTGCGCCCAGAGGACCGCCTTCATCTCCAAACCTTGACATCAAAAAACCATAGTTCCTACATAGAGCTATGGTTTTTTATTGTCCATAATGAGATTACAAGAAATAGATTTACATAGACTTATTCGTGCTTGTGAACTATATAAAGAACGGACTGGTTCCGAATCTGTCGAGTATGATGATCTTATTCGTAAGATAAAAGTTTATCTTGAAGAAAATTGGAATGGTTAATGTAGATAGTATATCTGAGGTTATTCGTACATGCTGGGAAACTTTACCAGATAGAGAACCTTTAGAACATGAGTTTGCCTTAGTTGAAAAGGATGATTTGTGCATCACTAATGAGATGTATAAATGTCCTGGCTTGCGTAAGATTCATTTAGAAGTTGCTAAGACTGGTAAATTAGATATACTTCATTGTGTATTCTTTCCAGATCCTGCATACAATCTTCCTATTTTTGGATGTGATATTGTTGCTACACCAAGTGTAATAACTGCAGCTATTGTTGATGTATCTCCTGTAAGAGGAGTTAAGAGAATATATGATGAGATATCAAAGGTGAGTAATAGATATATTTTTAGCGATAAACGTCCGTTGCCATTATGGGGTGATGAGGTATTCTCACCATTCTGTAAGTTTCTTCGTATTAAATCAGATATGGAAGGAGAACATTACTATGAGATATTGATGGAATATCTGATGATATTTTGTAGGAATGTTAATAATACAGTTAGAGATGATAACTGGGTTAAAGAGATGCTTAGATTGGATGATCAGATATGGTACTGTAAACAACAGAAGACTAATAAAAAACTTATAGCTGTCCTTTCTAATTGGTTTGATAAAGAGTGGGCTGAATATTATATAGATACTATACTATTTGATGAACCAAATGCAAGAAACAAAATGGTCAGCACAAGTTCTACTTAGTTCTAATAGATTGACTAAAGTTGAATTTGTTTGTGAGTCTAATCTAAGACAAGATGCAGAACAGAGATGTAAAGCATTATATGGTGTATCTGATGTGCGACAATTAAAAAGGGAGTGGTAATGAATTATAAAGATGCTGGTGTTGATATAGATGCAGGTAATGCTTTTGTAGAAATACTAAAGAAAAAAATCCCTCGTCTTGGAGGATTTAGTGGAACGATGCCACTACCTGTAGGATATGAGAAACCTGTATTAGTTTCTGGTGCTGATGGTGTAGGAACTAAATTAAAGATTGCTCAATTAGAATGTGGTGGTCCTGATAAGTCTGCTATGCATGGTATAGGTATAGACCTTGTTGCTATGTGTGTTAATGATGTAATATGTTGTGGTGCTCAACCATTATACTTTTTAGATTATACTTCCACTTCAAAAGTTAATCCTGATTATTTAATGCCATTACTTGAGGGGATAGTTGAAGGATGTGATATTTCAATGATGCGTCTTTTAGGTGGAGAGACTGCTGAACACCCACAGCATATGGGATATGCAGAGGTGATTAGAGATCTTGCAGGATTTTGTACAGGTGTTGTAGAACAAAATGAATTAATAGATGGAAGTCTTATTAAGCCAGGTGATAAAATTATTGGTATAGAGAGTAGTGGATTGCATAGTAATGGATATAGTTTGATTGAAAGATTATTATTTCATCATAAGATAGTACTTAAAGATACTCCTGAATTACTTGAACCAACTAGAATTTATGCTCCTACGGTTAAACGTTTGATGGATGAGGTTCCTATCTTAGGTATGGCACATATAACAGGTGGTGGTATACCAGAGAATCTTCCAAGGTGTTTACCAAAAGGATTGAAAGCACATATTGATTGGAACTCTTGGCCGATGCCACCTATCTTTAATAAGATTATGCTTGCTGGTGAGATACCAGAAGAGGAAATGAAGAGGGTGTTTAATATGGGTATTGGATATTGTTTGGTGGTTCCAGAAGAGGTAGTTGAGGATGCTATGATAATGATAGAGTATCCATCACAGCTCATAGGACAGGTGGTTGACTTATAGCTAGATCACTGGTATACTAAAGGTGTGATTACCTTCTAAATATGGCTATTCATAATAATGTACAGATCACTATTGATCTGAATGAGTTGGTTGAAGTGAGAGGAGAGTTTCTCAAGCAAGAGATGTCTGAGAATCAATCAGAATATATTGCTGAGACTTTACGTAGAACATTGACTTGGGATACTTTGTATCATATGGTTGATACTGCTATCTTACAGTTCTTTGACTGTCACGAACATCCTGAGATATGGGATCCTCATTATGGTGAGATACAACCCGAACCAGGGCGTGAAGCAGAGTTGACTCAGATAGAAAAGAATAAGAAACAGTTTGAAATGGTTGATCTAGTATCACCAGCATGGACTATTAAAGTACCAAGGAGAATAAAAAAATGAATATCAATGTAATAGAATTAGTTACTGGAGTTATCGTAGTAGCTGATATAGAAGAACTTGATGAAGAACCTAGTTGTTTCCTAAAGAACTGTAGAGAAGTTTTAGAGGATGATGACGGTGTTATTTCATTAAGGAAGTGGCCTCGTTACACAGATGAAACAGAGGCCTTGATTTTTGCTGATAGAATCACTACAATGTCTGAACCTAATAGCGAGTTAACTTCACTTTATAAGAACTCTATTAATTCATGAATTTTTATACCAACGTCCAATTAGTATCTGATAAAATTCTTTTTAGAGGATATAAGGATGGTGAACGGGTGATGTACAGGGATACTATGAGTCCTGTATTATTTGTCCAGACTGAAAAATCAAGCAAGTTTAAAACATTAGATGATAAGAATGTTAAACCTTTGAGTTTTCTAACTCCAAGGGATGCTAGAGAATTTATAAAGAAATATTCTGAAGTAGATAATTTTGATATCTATGGGTATGAGAGATTCTTATATCAGTATATAGCTGATAGGTTTCCACAAGATGAGATTAAATTTGATATGTCGGTGATGAATATCATCACTCTTGACATTGAGGTTGAATGTGAGAATGGATTCCCTGATGTAGAATCAGCTTCTGAATCTATTCTTTGTATATCAATTAAGGATTTGAATACAAAGAAGTTAATTGTCTGGGGCACTAGAGAATATGTTAATAGTAGAGATGATGTAGAGTTTGTTTATTGTTTCTCAGAGCAAGATTTACTAAGTAAGTTTTTAGAATATTGGGTACAGAATACTCCAGATATTGTTACTGGGTGGAATGTTTATCTATATGACATCCCATATATCTGCCGTAGGTTTGAGAGAGTACTTTCTGAGAAACATATGCGTTCTCTTTCTCCTTGGAATTTGATTAACTATAGAGAGTTTACGATTCATGGTAGGAAGAATATTGCTTATGATCTTGGTGGAGTTTCTTGTCTAGATTATCTTGACTTATATAAGAAGTTCACTTATAGTAACCAAGAGTCTTATAGACTTGATCATATTGCTTTTGTTGAACTTGGTCAAAAGAAATTAGACCATAGTGAATTTGAAAACTTCAAGGCATTCTATACCAATGATTGGCAGAAGTTTATTGATTATAACATTCTTGACGTTGAACTAGTTGATCGTCTAGAAGATAAGATGAGGTTAATTGAACTTTGTCTTACTATGGCATATGATGCCAAACAGAACTATGAAGATGTATATTCTCAGGTGAAGACTTGGGATAATATTATTTTCAACTATCTTAAGAAGGATCACATTGTGGTTCCTCCAAAAATATCACACAAAAAAGATACAGCTTACGCAGGTGCTTATGTCAAGGAACCAAAAGCAGGACGCTATGATTGGGTTGTCAATTTTGACCTTAATAGCTTGTACCCTCATCTTATTATGCAGTACAATATCAGTCCAGAAACCCTCCGGCAGACTAGACATCCCAGTGCGAGCGTTGAGGGGATCTTAAATGGTACTGTAAAAGTTGAGGGTAAGTATGCTGTATGTGCAAATGGTGCTCAATACAGTAGAGATTTTCAGGGATTTCTCCCTAAGTTGATGGAGAAGATGTATAATGATAGGGTCATTTTCAAGAAGAAAATGATTGAAGCTAAGAAGTCATATGAGAAAACTCCAACTAAAGTATTAGAGAAGGAGATATCTAGGTGTAATAATATTCAGATGGCTAAGAAGATATCTCTTAATAGTGCTTATGGTGCTATTGGTAATGAGTATTTTCGTTACTTTAGGATAGCCAATGCAGAAGCGATTACTCTTTCAGGACAGGTTTCTATACGTTGGATTGAGACTAAAGTTAATGCGTATTTAAATAAAGTACTTAAAACTGATGGAGAAGATTATGTTATTGCTTCAGATACTGATTCCATTTATCTTAATATGGGGCCTTTTGTTGACGCTGTATACCAAGGGCGAGAGAAAACTGATGAGAGCGTTGTTGGGTTCCTTGACAAGGTGTGTCAAGTTAAACTTGAACCTTTTATTGAAGGTGCTTACCAAGAATTGGCCAGGAATGTCAACGCCTATGCCCAAAAGATGATAATGAAAAGGGAGAACATTGCCGATAGAGGTATATGGACTGCCAAGAAAAGATATATTTTAAACGTGTGGGATAGTGAAGGAGTTAGATATGAGAAACCAAAACTTAAGATCATGGGATTGGAGACTGCTCGTTCGTCAACTCCAGCTTTCTTTAGAGATAAGTTAAAGAAAGCTTTTACAATTATAATTAATGATACGAATGATGATCTAATTAATTTTATTGATGAAGTTCGTAAGGAGACTAGGGAACAAGAGATAGAAAATATATCATTCCCTAGAGGATGTAATAATTTAGATAAGTATAGAAGTTCTGCTGATTTGTATAAGAAGGGAACTCCGATTCAGGTTAGAGGTGCTCTTCTATATAATCATTACATAAAGAAGAAGAAATTACAGAACAAGTATCCACTCATTCAGGAAGGTGAGAAGATTAAGTTTGTGTATCTCCAGAAACCTAATCCTATTAATGAAGATATCATTGCATATTTTCAGACACTTCCAACTGAACTTAATCTGAATAAGTATATAGATTATGATACTCAGTTTGAAAAGAGTTTCACTGCTCCTTTAAAGAATGTCTTAGAGACAATAGGATGGCAGGTTGAGAAGCGTGGATCGCTTGAATCTTTCTTTGTTTAATGGTACAATAGTAAAAAGGAATTGAATTATGAGTTTTCTTAAAAATGTAATTAAGGAGTTGGACAATGAGTTTGCATCAGTCGCAGATGACGGGATCTCATCAGGGGATTGTGATTCCTTTGTGGATACTGGCAGTTTCATCTTTAATGCCCTCGTTAGTGGCAGCATCTTTGGTGGTCTTCCATCCAATAAAATCACAGCCCTCGCTGGGGAGTCAAGCACTGGTAAGACTTTCTTTGCCTTATCAATCGTCAAGAATTTTCTACAGTCAAATCCAGCCGCACAAGTAATATATTTTGAGACTGAATCAGCTATTACTAAGAGTATGCTTAGTACACGTGGTATTGATGTTACACGTTTGGGGTTAGTTCCTGTTACTACAGTACAAGAGTTTAGGACACAAGCGATTAAAGTGGTGGATGAATATACAAAGTTACCAATATCAGATCGACCACCATTGATGTTTGTATTAGATTCATTGGGTATGCTTTCAACAACTAAGGAAGTTGAAGATGCATCTGCTGGTAAGGAGACACGTGATATGACACGTGCTCAGATTGTTAAGTCCATATTCAGAATACTTTCTCTTAAATTGGGTCGTGCAAATATACCTTTAATTGTTACAAATCATACATATGATGTAGTGGGTGCTTATATGCCTACTAAAGAGATGGGTGGTGGTAGTGGATTGAAGTATGCCGCTTCTACTATAATATATCTCTCTAAGTCTAAAGAGAAAGATGGTAAAGATGTTATTGGTAATATCATTAAGTGTAAAACATTTAAATCCAGATTCACTAAAGAAAATTCTGTAGTATCTACTAGGTTATTCTACGATGAACGAGGACTGGACTCCTATTACGGACTCCTCGAATTGGGAGAAAAATATGAAGTCTTTACAAAGGCTGGAAACCGCTACCAGATTGGAGAGGCAAAAATTTATCCGAAGAATATTCTTGAAGATCCTGAGAAGTATTTTACGCCGGAAGTAATGCAAGCGCTTGACGAATGTGCGAAAAGGGAGTATAGTTATGGTTCATTTGATGGTGGTGGTTGATGATTGATAGGATTGAGAATAAAATCCTTTCTAATCTAATCTTTGTAGAGGATTATATGAGAAAGGTAATCCCTTTCATCAAGGATGTTTACTTTGATAATATATCTGAGAAAACAATATTTCAAGAGATCTTAGAATTTGTTAATGAGTATGATGGGCTTCCATCTAAGTCTGTTCTCACTATTGAGGTGGAGAACAGAAAAGATCTCTCTGAAGATATGTTTAAGGAGTGTGTTACTATTATCGATAGTTTTAGTGAAGAAAAAGTAGATGAGACTTGGTTAGTTAATAGTACAGAGAAGTGGTGTAAGGAGAGAGCTGTATATCTTGCATTGATGGAGTCAGTAAAGATTGCTGATGGTAAGGATGAGAAAAAGAATAGAGATGCTATCCCTGGTATTCTATCAGAAGCATTATCAGTTTCATTTGATGATCATATAGGACATGATTATTTTGGTGATGCTCAGTCTAGATATGAGTTTTATCATTTAAAAGAAGATAAGATTAAGTTTGATCTTGACATGTTCAATAAGATTACTAAGGGTGGATTACCACGTAAGACATTAAACATTGCTCTTGCTGGTACTGGTGTTGGTAAGTCTTTGTTTATGTGTCATCAAGCTGCTTCTTGTTTGATGGAAGGTAAGAATGTTTTGTATATTACATTAGAGATGGCGGAAGAAAGAATTGCAGAACGTATAGATGCAAATCTTTTTAATGTTGATATTAAATCTATTATAGAACTTCCAAAACCAATGTATGATACAAAGGTTGAGAAGATAATAAAGAAGACTCATGGACAGTTAATCATTAAAGAATACCCAACTGCTTCTGCACACGCTGGACATTTTAGGGCATTGTTAAATGAGTTACATCTTAAGAAGAGTTTTACTCCAGATATTATTTTTATTGATTATCTAAATATTTGTTCATCTAGTAGATATAAAGGTACAATTGTTAACTCTTACACATTTGTTAAAGCGATTGCAGAAGAACTTAGGGGTCTTGCAGTGGAAGCGAATCTTCCTATTGTCTCTGCTACTCAAACTACTCGTAGCGGGTTTGGTAGTACTGATGTTGACATTACAGACACCAGTGAGTCTTTTGGTCTTCCAGCCACCGCTGATTTTATGTTTGCTCTTATTAGTACGGAGGAACTGGAAGGACTGAATCAGATCATGGTTAAACAATTGAAGAATCGGTACAATGATCCTACAATGTTTAAAAGATTTGTTGTGGGTATTGACAGATCTAAAATGAAGTTGTATAATGTAGAGGACAGTGCTCAGACAAACATCGTTGATTCAGGTCAAGATGATGCTGAGGTTTCAGATAAAAAACAAAGAAGTTTTGCAGGATTTAAGGTATGAATGTTCAAGATCATCTTTGGTATCCATATCTGAGATACCAAGAAGAGTGTAGAAAAGCCGGTAAAGAAGATTCCATCCAGGAATGGTTGGAACTTACTGGTAAAGTTCAGGGGTCTAAACCAAAACCAAAACCTAAACGTTCACGTGTTCAGAAGGTAGTATCCAAGATTAAGGATGGGATGAGACCAAAGAGAGCTCGGAATTCTAAAGGTCAGTATATTAAAAATGATCCAACCACTTCAGCGAATGAAGCTTGGGAAGGAGGTAAGAGACCACCAAAAAAATTACAAAGGAATTAAGTATGAAATTACGAGATGAAGCATCAACTACAGTGAGTGTTGATTATGATGAGTATTTGAAATTTGTATCTGCTGTTACTAGTAAAGAATCTAGTGACTATGATGCTTTCGTATCAAGGTTTGCTGAACTTAAAGATCAGGTGAATCTAAATAGGCTATTAACTGCTGCCATTGGTGTTGGGGCCGAAGGTGGTGAATTCGCCGAAATTGTTAAAAAAATTACATTCCAAGGTAAACCCTATGATGATGCTTCTCGTGAGCATATGATTGTAGAACTTGGTGATGTGATGTGGTATATTGCCCAAGCTTGTATGTCCCTAGGAGTTTCTTTTGATGATCTCGTTATCCGCAATGTTCAAAAACTCGAAGCGCGCTATCCAGAAGGTGCGTTCGAAGTCGTCCGATCAGAAAACAGAAGAGCCGGTGATATATGATCAACAGATGTTGAAAGCTATGGGAGAAACTTTGCTTGGGGTGTCGATACATCCTCAAGCTTTATTGAAGGCGGTAAGAAAGAAGGATAAATAAAAAAGATACTAGTTTTTATTTACAATGTCCGCTATTGATAAACATTTTGCTGTAAGTGGTAAGACCAAAGAATGTTTGGTTGATATCGTAAGTGTTCTTGCTGGCGAAGATTATAATTATTATAAAGAAGGTGAAGCTGGATTTGAGATAAGAAAGATTGCTGTTACTGATAAGGCACCTATTAAAATAATAATGGCTGTAATTGTTCCTGAGTCTCAAAGAGTATCTGCTTCTATGACAATAGAAAAAGAATTGAATAAGCTAGTATTTAAAAACAGACCCAAATATAATATTCTTGTATCTGACGATCAGAAACAGATGGATATTTATTTGGGTAATGCAATAGATGTAAAAGATAAGATTAGACTTTTAATAAAACCTACTAAGGGTGGTGGTTCTGGTGGTGGTGCTGCTCAAACTGCTATTAATGAGTCAAGCCAATGTTTATATGCTTCTTTAGCTTTTAATGTATTTGCTGGTAACATTGTACCTGATGCTGTAATAAAACGAGAAGATCTTGAATCTGCTGCAAAACATATTGAAGTTGATGCTAGTTTAGAAGAGATGTTGTTATTATCAAATGTATGGAAAAAATCTTCTATATTAGGTGCTAATAAATTATATGATACAATTAAACCATCCAAAGGTGAATATAAATTTTATAGAGGTAAGGGTATTGATGCAGAAATTAATAAAGCATATAAACTTATAAAACAAGATAAGGTTGCCAAACAGAGTGATAGTATTAAAGAACAAGTACCAGACAGAGAGGATAAATGGAATCCAGCAGATATATGGATAGCAAGAAAGACTTTTGATTCTGGAACTATTGCAACTGCTTCTAAGCCGAAACTTGTTTTAAATTTTAATGCTTTTTTAATAAAACAGTTTAATAGTGGTGATTTATATGGTGTTTCTCTTAAGAAGATGAAAGGAACCGCACATATAAATCCTAAGAATCTTACTCAAGATAGGAATCTTGATGGAGTAGGATATGAGAAATATAGTTTTAATTATGGATCTCAGGATACTTATA